GAAAATCCTTTTATTGTAAAATAATCTGATTTTCCTCCTCCACCACCACCTATCACCGTAGTCAAGTTTTCAAGCAAATTAACTGGTCTTCCGTTAGCGTCTCTTAATTGAACTGGCAAGGGGTGACCCAAATCAACGCCTTGAAGTTGAACCCAACCCCGAATATCCATTTCTTTGGGCATTACAATATCGGGAATGTGTATGGCGGGAGGGGTATAATTAACCTGTGGCGCTGGGACTTTAATATCAGGAACTATAATATCAGGAACATTAACATTTACTTGCGGAGCTTCTGATTCTACTTTAACTTTAATAGTCGCTTCAGAAACAGCCTTGCGAATTTCATCTGCGTTGACTTTGGAATTTTCAGCGATTAAACCCAAAAGAGGCTGAAGAACTTTTAATATATCCTTAGCCACTGCCTTTAAAAGACCTTCTCGGTCTTGGTCTATTCCCTGTTGCCTTTTTCGGGCTTCAGCCGTAGCCTTTTCTAAGGCTCTATACGCCTCTTTCATTAGTTGGTTGTTGTCCATTTTTTATTTTATCTAAAACTTCAGCGACTATTTTAGGAACTAAATATTCCGTCAGTTCCTTATGTTTGTATTGAATTAAAGTTTCCTCTATTGATTTTTCCAATTCCTCTTCTATGCTCATTGAAGTGAATTTAATTCAGCCACTTTTTGAGAAACCATTTCCGCCATAGGATTAGGTTGTTCCTGCGGTTGGGGTTGAGAAACTATCGGTTGCGGCTTTTCTTCCCAATTTTCAACTTCTTTCATTTCTTCGGGAGTAAAATCAACCATTTCCAACATTCTTTTTTGACCTATTTTCTGTAAAGCGCCATTATTGGGAAATTGCTTAAGAATGAACATAAATTTCTGAATTCCCTTAATATTTTCGCTTTCCTGTTCTGAAGTGGAACGAACAATAGGTTCATACCCAGTTTCCGAATACCAGTTATCTTTTGTAATATTCTTTGGATAAGCTTTTCCGCTTCTTCCCAATTTAAATGCTTTAATCGTCTTGGGGGGGTTGGCGTGCATTAACTTGTCCCATTTTACGGCTAATTCATACCAAGCCATACGATAAAACTTAGCCATTGCCGTAGCTCTTTCGCTCGCCCTGCCTACTAAGAGTTGAACCTCGCCAAGAGTTTGCTGGCCTTGTTCTGATTGTCCTTTGTCTATTGCAGTCGCCCCTGAACCCCTTTCTACTATTTGAGTAAGAACACTGATAGCTTCCAAAGTGTCATCTAAACCAGAAATTTCCACAGGTTTAATAACTTTGTTAATATCATCACCCGGAGGAGCGGGAAGCATTACGCCAGGACCAGGAGTATAGGTTTGAGCCGCATATCCTTGACTGGGTAAATACCAGTGCATTTGAAAGTTCTTAAGCGTTCTATTTTCAATCAGTTGAGAAAACCAAACATTAAGAACCTTATTTGGAGTTCTGACTAAGTCGGCCACTGAATCAGGATAGACATCGTTTGTTTCTGGGTCTTCTCCCCAAACTACAAATGGCCAAAAATCAACTCCGATTAAATCTTCAAGTTTCTCATTTAAAAGTTCTATCTTATCATCGGCATAAACAATTACTCTTTTCTCAAACTCCTTTCCATTCCAAACCTTAGAATAGTGTTCTGTAAGGCCGACTATCCTATCCCCTCCGGCAAAATATGGAAAATCTCCGCTGTTTATTCCCATCGCCTTGAGGCGCTCCATTTTCTTCTCCCATTCTTCCTTGTTGACTTCTCCCTGAGTAATCCCCGGAGTAGAATCAGCCCAAATCTTCAATTCCTCTTTTCCTGTTGCTAAATACCTTTTATCGGCTAAAATCTCTCTGACGCTGCGAAAAATGTTTTGAAGGATAATAAACCTCGCACTTTCCAAATCCCAAGGATTCATTAACGGGTCAAAGGCTACATCGTAAATATCAAGAACACTGACGCCTACGCCGTCTTTATTTATGTTCAGTTTCTTCGTGGAAATTCCATAAAGGAGAACATTCTTTTTGTCAATAACATCTATTAACTCAAACTTATTAGTTTTAGCTTGCTTGTCCCAAATTTCCTGATAGACGATTTCTTTCATTTCATCTCCTGACATTTCTTTCCAATCCACATTCGGAGGGTCATCTATCTTTGAGAGAAGAGTTTTGACTGTTTCTTTCATTAAGGGAATATTAACAGCCTGCCTTTGAGTAAGCCTATTCGTCTTTACCTTATTTCGGTAAAGTTCGTAGTTGTCATCCCAATCTTCATGTTTCCTTTTTTGTAGCTCAATACCCGCTTTCTTCTCTGTTTGAAGGCGGGTCATTTCAGGGCTAAGTTCCCAAGTGCTTGTTATTGCGTTGTATGGCATTAAAAAAAATAAAAGCGAGCCTATTATGGCCCGCTCTTATGTTAGAGTTAGGGTAAACTTTATTTAATTATATATCCATTATAGCACAAAAAAATCCAAAAATCAAGTCTTTTTCCTTCTTCGCCACGGCCAATAGTCCAATTCAATTCCTTGAAACACTCCTTCTTGGTCAAAATGAATAATAGTTCTGCCGCCTTTAACCCCACTCAATCCTCCGCAAGCGATAAGGGCAACTAATATTTCTTGATAACGAAGAGTGTCCACTTCATCTATTCCTTCAATATTTAATTGGATTTTACCTTTTTCCATCCGAGTATTAAATACATAATTATCGTATTGCCTATGACTTGAGTTAAGAATAATTTTGTCGCCACATCAATTTTGCGGGTAAAAAAATACACAACTAACAGTCCCCAGATAAATGTTGAAATTCTAACTTGCCAAAATTTAGACATTAAAAAGATAATTCTCTATCTCCATAATACGGAAGCACAGGTTTAGACGGAGGAGGAATAATAACAGTGGGTTTCTTTACTAACGAAGTAATAACATACCTGATACCGGACATACTGTGATTTGCCAACTTTGGGTCTTCTTCGTTTAATATCTTTCCGTCTTTATCTACGAGCCACAGATAATTCCTGTATTCTTTTATTGTGTTAATAGACCTTTTAGTGATTGATATTCTCTGTCCTTGAACCACCGCAATTCCATTTCTGACCGAATCAGGGCCTTTTTCCGCTCCCAAAACATTCAAGCCCAATAATTTAATTTCATCTATTGACTTGGGTTCAGCGCTGTCGGCTATAATTAAAGTTTGAGGATTTGGCAAGTTAAGGATATAATCGGCAATCTGTTTATTCAACATTCCTTTCTGATAAACTTGCTCATCTAAAATATATCCTCCATTGTAATAATAAACATCTCCTATTGAGGTCGGGTCATTGGAATAACCAAAATCCAACCACCGCCTCTCCAGCCTTGCCATATGGGGAACTTCATCTATTATCTCCCAATCCTTATAAATTCGTTCCTCTATTTCTCCTAATTCTCCTAATCCATATACTTTCCACCAATTCTTATTATTCCTATGCGATTCAATTTCAATTCTTGTCGGTTCATCAAGAGCTTCGTTATCCAAATAGGTAAGAGTGATAAAATCAATATCCTCTCTCTTATTTAACATTTCCGTATAAAACCAAAATTCTTCAGAAGGATTCCAATCCATCCAAATAACTTTACGGGTTCTTGTTATTAGCTGGTCGGCAATTCTGTAATCTATATTATTTGCTTCATTTAAAAATAAAACATCTCTTCTTGGCCCGTGAGCTTTACCAAATTTGTCAATGCTCTTAAATTCAATAATCGTTCCTTCGTTGAATGTGTAAATATGCTTTGATTCATTCCACTTTGAATCCTCCCAATAATCTTGGGACTTCATTATCGTTTTGAAATCTCTAATTGCCCCGCCTTCAAGATGAGGATAAGATTCGGAAACAACCGTAATTATTTCATTATTGGTTGTTTGAGCATAGTCTATCAGCCAAATAAGAATTGAGATTGTCTTGGAGGCTGCCGTTCCTCCGCCCACTGCTCTAATCCTTTTTTTCAGGCTGAATATCTTTTTGGTCGCTGTTACCGGTTGAAAGCCCTCCATAGATAGGAACTGGATTTATTTCTTTTCCTCCCGAAGTAATATCCGTTTGAGGATTTCCTTCGGCCATTTTCCATACAATATCCTTAGACAAGCTATTAAGAAATTTTATTTTATCCTCATCAGACATTGACATTAAAAACTCTCGGGCAAATTCTTTCATTGTCTTTCCTTTTGGCCTATTTCCCAATGGAGGATGACCCTCTTTTAATGTTCCATCGGGATTTCTCCACTTTTCTTCCACTTTAACTGGTTCTTCGCTCATATTATTTTTTATATTTAAAACCGCATTCTTTACTTTTTACCTTGTCTATATTATCTTTTTTCCAATCTTCATCAACCCAAATTTCATCAGGCTTAGTTATTTTATCCTTTTTAATAGCTTCTTCGGCACTATTCGCTTTAATAAACTTTCTAATAACAAATAGTTTTTTCATAGAAAAGGTGGGGTCTATTAAGGAAGACCCCTTACCTCGTGTTATCTTCCTGCGTGAATGGCAGCAGGATTACCACAAGCGACAACTTTGTCTGGGATGTTTTTGGTGACTACCGAACCTGCTCCTATCATAGAACCTTCTCCGATTATAATTCCCGGTAAAATGACAGCACCCGCTCCGATTGAAGCGCCTTTTCTTACGATAGTAATTAAAGGTTTCCACTTCTCTTCTCCTCTTTCCTTAGACACTTGAGGATACTTGTCATTTGTAAAGGTTACTCTGGGCCCGATAAAGACATCATCTTCAATAACTACTCCATTAGGAATAAAACTCATTGCCTGAACCTTGACATTGTTGCCAATTTTGACACCCTCACCAATCCATACGTGGGAATGAATAACACAATTTGAGCCAATAGTAGCACCACGAATGTTGCTTAATTCTTTGTCGTAAATAACCGTGTTCTCTCCAATCGTTGTGTTTTCTACCATTTTAAGCTCCTTTTTTTAAAAACCACCTTCTGTCAGACAATCTTGCCACCCTTTAAAAAGGGGGTGGCTCCTTCTGATATTGTCACGTGGTTTGAAACATATCTTTTAGACCTTTTTTAAAATCAAATTCCGCTTTAAAGCCCAACATTATTTCCGCCTTAGAACAATCATAAACAAATCGTTCCGGGTCAACAGTTCTTATTTCCCTTTTCTCTATTTCCCCTTTATATCCTGTAAGTTCACAAATAATCTCGCCAGCTTTCTCGGCTGTCAATTCCTCTCCTGTTCCGATGTTATAAACTTGATTCCACTTATCCCAAGGGACAGTAAGAGCTTTATAATTAGCTGTCGCTACGTCTTTAATATAGGTAAAATCATTTGACTGCTTACCTCCGTATAAAACAGGGGCAAGACCACGCTGTATTCTCTCCACAAAACCTCCAATCAACCCGTGCATTCTCTTCTCTTTCCCATAAAGATGGGCATATCTTAAAATAATATAGGGATTACAATTTCTCTTTATGAATAACTCACCCGCATATTTACAACAACCATAAACAGAATTCCCCTTCGCCTTAAACTCTTCGGTAATGGGCGGGGTTTCAGATATGGGCATATAAACAGAACCAGTTGAAGCATAAACTACCGGAATATGATATTTAGCCGCTACCAATGAAACATTTTTTGTTCCCAATACATTTGTTTCAAAAGCAAGCATTGGGTCTTTGTCTGCATCAGCAAATCTCGCTATGGCCGCCAAATGGAGAATTCTATCAGGATTAACCATCTTCACCGTTTCTTCTAATTGAAGAATATCCCTAATATCGCATCTATCCATTAAGTCATATCCAACCCATTCAATACCATTGACTTCAAGGAACTTTTTTGTTTCCGTTCCCACGAAACCTTTATCTCCTGTGATTAAAACCTTCATAATGTTTTGATATAGCTTTTAATCATAGGGGTTAAATCTCTTAATGCCCCTAATTGCTGATTTACTCCCGTCACCCCCTCGGGATAATCAGCGCACGGCCTTATTCCATTTACTTGTAAATCTAACCCTTTCATATCGTTTTCTGATTTTTCTATATCCTTATTAAGAAGGACTAATTGGTCTTCCAACTTGGCAACCTCTCCCGCTTCTTTGGTGGGATTTTCTTTTTGTGATTTAATTTGAGCTTCCAAAACGCTGCGTTTGGCCTTCAACTCATCATATTCTTGCCTAACCTCTTCTCGTAATTCTCCAATCTTAAAACGCTTGAACTCCAAATCCCAAATCATTTTTTGGACGGATTCTATTTTATTTTTGAAATATTTTTTTTGTTTCATACTTTAGGAACTTTCGCAACTATTAAATAGGCGAAGGTGCGTTGCGGGTCTCCCCCCGGCCACGATTCTGTCGGAACTTTGGTCAACATCACATCATAAAAGCCCAATTTCGTTAAAAGCTTTTTATAATTGTATGCGTTATAACCAGAGTTTATTTTAAGAGCCAATTTATTCCATAAATTATCGCTGTGAAATTCGCACAAGACGACATATTTTCTGGCAATTCTCTTCATTTCCAACAGATATTTTTTTATTTTTTTTGAACCGACATAAATTAAGCACATATCGCTCAACACCACATCGGTTGACTTATCGGACATCATAATGTCTTCGGCAGAACCGACCTTGAAAACTCCGTGTTTAAAAGTTTTTTCTGCCAACGCAATGGCTTCGGAATTAACATCCACGCCACCGACTTGTTTGCCCGGTAAGTTTTTAATTATATTCATTAAGTTCGCTCCCGCCCCGCAACCTATCTCAATTAAGGAAATCCATTGCAACCTGCTTAATAAGGCGGAAATCAAATAACGATGGGGGTGGTCCCAATTATCTAAATAAGAAACCTTCCAATCCAACTTCCGATTTATCCACCAATTTTTCCACTTGTTTGTAGTGTTAAATAATCTCATCCTCTTAAAAATTCATAAAACTTTTGAAAAATCTTTTCGCCAAAAAGATATCTTAATTTTCTTTGAACCTTATGGGGCAATTTTCTCAATAACCATTTACGCACACTAACTTTTA